TTCTTCCCATCTGCTGTTTCTAAAAACAAATAGCCAACAGAGCTACTGCCAGTCGTTAACCATTTACCTCTGCTGACCCATTCATCAAATGGAGTGTAGGTAGCTTTGTGATATGACATAGGTAAGAACTCTTTAACCAACTCTTCCCAACCAAACCCAAACAGGTTGTGTTCAACTCCCCCATTTGCCAAGTCCTTAGCCTCTTCCAGAGGGTCAAAACCCGGATATGGCGGATTTCTATAACCCGACAAAACTGCACATTCTAGATATTCTCTCCAATTTTCATCGTCCAGCCCGACCGTTTTAATCAGGTCACTGACTTTCTTAGCAACTATTGTGAAATGTTCTAAGTCACCAGCTAGAGCCCCAATGGTGCGCCAACGCTCAAGCCAGTCCTTACCAAACACGATAAGACCTACCAGTAAATTGGTAACAAAGATCAAATCCCAACCTTCACAAGTCGAATACAACAACTCTTCCATTTCTCTCCCTAATCCATTCGATCTGGCGAACTTCACCCAATCTAACAGTCTGGTACGGCGTTGACTAATGTCTAACTTCGTTCTAGGCGGCCAAATTTCTTTACTCATCTCTTCAAATTTCTTTTTATCCCTGCTGCCTAACATGGCAGCCACCAACCCCTTATCCACAACCTTTGTATGTCCTTTGAATTTAGGAACCCTTCTTTTTACATCGACCCACGACAGCCTAAGCTGTTTTGTTGGGTCGGGTAGCCAGGAGGAGGTCTCCGCGACCTGACGTACGTCGTTCACTAATCTCGGGAAATACGAGGCCTCTACTAACAGGCAAGCATTGTCTGATCCTATCTTCTCATTCAGGTTATCCCAGATGAGTTTGTTATTTGGATCAGACATCACTTGCCGTAAGTAGTCTATTTGTCCCCTCCCTCGGCATTGGAAGGGGACTGGCCCCCCCCCGATGCCGAGGTTCTTTTAATCATCTTGTTCGAGACATTCGATCCACCAGCGGTAATAACAGTAGCAGGCATCGGTGTCACATCATCGAACAACCACACACACACAGCAGTGCTAGACAATCCGGCGTAAACGCGAGAGTACAATTGAGACTGTGCCGCATCTGTTGTACCAAGAGTCAACTTTCTGGACGTGTTATCCATGTAAGGATACATTCTCGTTGATGTGACTAGCGGCCCTGGCTTTATTAGAACGTTATCCACAGTCCAATCTGGCGGTCCGTATAACCGGGAAAGGAACGGAACAAACGGCAGATTAGCTACAGCCACCGCGCCGAAAGTAAACGAACTGTACCTAAAAGCTATCACAGCTAACCTCTGGTTGAACAGGGATATGTCATCAACTTCGGGGACTTGAGACGTCGCTACTGTAAAAGCCTGCTCCGAAGCTTTCATCGGCGTCGAAAAACAACCTCCTGTTAGGTCAACCACCGCCTGGTCTGCAGCCTGGTAGCCTATCAAACCTCTGGTTGGCCCCATGAAAGGTGAAAACGAAGCCGTCTTATACTTGGTCTCCAATTGCGGAATATAGTCCGGCAATATTGTAGGTATCATAAGCCCAAACGTCGTAGTCAACCAGGGAGTGCCTGCAAAGGTACTACCCAGCGGAGCCAACCAACCAATCTTAGGAGTATTCCTCGTTTCATACATCGTTAAACCGTAGCCATTTCTCGCGGGTGCATACATATGAATACAACCGTGGGCTTTAGCCAATGCGTATCCCGCCTCAGCAACTGGAATACTGTTATCGAACTGAGCTTTGCAAAACAGCGCTTGAATCTTCAGACCCAGATTAGGATAAAAAGTGTTCGTAAACGCAGAGTTAAGGGTCTCAGTACTAGTGCCTAGATAAGTCAGCAAGTATTCGCTGGTAACGGCGTAGTCTCTAGTAACGAAACTAGTGTAAGCAATACGTAAAGGATTGTTATCCCAACTCCTCAATGGAGGTCTAGAAGCTGTGTCTGCAACGGAGTTATACATACCCATACATATCTTATTCCACCACATGTAACCTAACGACCCAGTGAAGAAGTCCGGATAATCAAACACGAACGATCCATAGTCACCAGGCATTCGTTCAAGCTCGATACCCATATAGTCAGAAACCTTCCAAAATTCAACTTGTGTTGAATTGACTCCAGTGGTGTTCCAGGGCATAGGAGTTCCAACAGTTGTCGTACCTATTGTGTTATAATAGTTGTTAGCCCGCGCAGCGTCAAGATCGGTTGCCATACGCGTGTAGACATTAGACAACAGACTGGCTTTCTCCCACGACGAATCCAAGTCTTTGTGTCTACCCAGCATTGCCGCGACATTACCCATATATCTCAACAACGAAGTTGGGTCAATAGGGGAATTGCCGGCTAACCAGGTATACATAAAGTCACATACGTTATAACCAATCAAGCCGCCGGCACCCTGGAAACACACGTTTAACGCAGTATTCGCAGCCAAGGCAGGAGCTATTCCTCCCGGAGTAGCAGTTGGCCCGGTTGTGGGTCTGATAAACGCCAAACTGTTTGCAGTTGCGGCATCCGTAGGGGGGTTCGCTGGGTTGCGTACAGTAAGCAGAATATGTATATCACCCGACTGACCGGTCAACGATACCTGTCCCGACATTGGTATAAATGTGTCACAACACGGTGCCACAGCTGGGGCCAACGGATCTGTGATAGATACACTGTAAATTCCAAGCGGATAAGGTGCAACACCCATTATATGCTGAGCAATGTTCATAGCAGACGAACCACTGTCAGTTGCCAATAATAATCCTGATCGTAACGCAAACCAGACGGCTCCATCCGGTATTGTGGCGGTAGTCACGTGGAAAAATACTTGACCTGACTGCTGTCCAAACGGATAGACAAAATGTCCACCCACTTGTGTGTTAGCACCGTAAGCTCCAGCTCCGTTGTAAGTCAAACCCACGATGGGATTGACAGGCAACGTGCCATAACGGTTCAACATTGATACTTGACCGCCTAACGGTAGACTGGCCACTGGACTTCTCCAGGTTAGAGTATTCATGTAGAGCTGATATTTGAGGTACATCATTTCGAGACATCCTCCCATATTCTCAGGTCCAGTCAAAGCCGTCATCACCGCGTCGTTGGTATAAAACCCCAACTTAGTGACTTGCGACGGTCTGATATTACCAGCATTGGCGATAATCGCGGCTAACACCGTATAATCCGCAGTCGGGGACATTTCCGTAGGCTCAGACCGCATAATATCTGCGGCTCCCCTGACTGGGGGGTACACAGTGTTAGCGACCCAGGTTCCACCGACAGGGTCCCACACCTTAGTGGGG